AAGAAGTTTCTAGACCTGGGTAAAACTGATAGCAACAAGTCAAAGTCAGATAATTATAAGCATTTTGATCCATTCAATCTGGAAGCTGGACAAAGAAACTCGAACCTAAAGTAAACCTATGGCCTTCAAATTAACCAAGAAGGAAGTAATGAAAGAGATTGTCAAGTGTGGCAAAGATCCAAATTACTTTATAAACAATTACGCAAAAATAACCCATCCACAAAGAGGCCTTATACCTTTTCGCCTGTACGATTTTCAGGAAGACTTGGTAAAGGACTATTTGGACCACAGGTTCAATGTGATCTTGAAGGCAAGACAATTGGGTATATCTACGATTACAGCAGCCTATGTTGTTTGGCTGATGTTGTTCCACAGAGAAAAAAATGTATTAGTAATAGCAACAAAATTTAGTACTGCTTCGAATCTAGTCAAGAAGGTTAAAAACATCTTAAGAAACGTTCCGGAATTCTTGACAATAGCCAGGGTTACAATAGATAACAGAACTTCCTTCGAGCTATCTAACGGATCTCAAATTAAGGCCTCATCCACATCTGGCGATGCTGGTCGTTCTGAGGCTCTTTCTTTGTTGGTCATCGATGAGGCTGCGCATGTAGAGGGCTTGGATGAGTTGTGGATGGGCTTGTACCCTACTCTATCGACTGGTGGCCGCTGTATTGCTCTTTCGACTCCGAACGGTGTCGGAAACTGGTTTCACAAGGTCTATACCGAGGCGGAGCAGGAGACAAACGACTTCTATTCCACAAAGCTGCCCTGGGACCGCCACCCTGACAGAGATCAAGAGTGGTTTGAGAAAGAGACAAGGAACATGTCACGGAGAGAGGTAGCCCAGGAATTAGAATGCAATTTTAATATGTCTGGCGAGACCGTGTTTCACGGAGACGATCTTGATTGGGTGGCGAACCTAGTAAGAGAGCCAAAATATAGAACAGGCTTTGACAGAAACTACTGGATATGGCAAGAGTACCAGCCAGAACACCAATATATGATAGCGGCAGACGTTGCTAGAGGCGACGGTAGGGATTACTCAGTGTTTCATACGGTAAAACTAGACACTATGGAAGTGATAGCGGAATATCAGGGCAAGGTTACCCCGGATGTTTTTTCAGAAATACTCTACAATGCCGGCCGGGAATATGGAAGTTGCATGGTTGTCGTAGAGAATAACTCTGTTGGATATGCTGTGTTGGAAAAACTAAGAGAGAAGGGCTATCCAAATGTATATCACTCAATAAAGTCAACACACGAGTATATAGATCAGGTTCAAGCAGAGAACAGAAATAATGCAATCGCAGGCTTTACGACTTCTTCTAAAACTAGGCCACTAGTTATAGCTAAGATGGAAGAATTCGTAAGAAACAAACTAATTAAGATATATTCTTCGCGTCTTTTAAATGAAATGAAGACGTTTGTATGGAATAATGGTAAAGCGGAAGCCATGAGGAATTATAACGACGACCTGGTTATGGCTTGTGCAATAGGGTGTTGGATACGGGATACTGCTTTGGTGGAAAATGCAAGAAACGTAGAATACAAGAGGGCATGCCTAGATTCGATGATAATTGCAAGTAATAAGCTAGATACGACAATACCAGGACAAAATGACTATAAAAATAACAGCGTTTTTGATAAAATGCAAGAGACAAGGACTCAACAAGAACAATACCCTTGGTTGTTTAAAGGATAAAGTATAATGGCAGGTTACAGAAACAATAAAAATAATAGAAATCCGATGAATGCGGATCACACTCTTTTTAAGAAACTGACAAGGTTGTTGTCAGGACCGCTTGTTACTCACAGAACCCAAACAGCCAGAAGACTTAGAAGAAAACAATTAGATAAGTACGCCAGAAGATTTAGATCTGCAAGTGGCCAACAGTTTAAGAAAATAGAATACAACCCATTTGACAACCTTATGGCATCTGCCATGCAAAATCAAAACAGAATAGAAAGATATGTTGACTTTGACCAAATGGAGTATACTCCGGAGATAGCGTCTACGCTGGACATATATGCAGACGAAATGACTACTTCGACAAACTTGCAGCCCCTGTTGACGATTGATTGTCCAAATGACGAAATAAAGCATATCCTAGATTCGCTCTATCACAATATCCTTAATTTAGAATTTAACTTGTTTGGGTGGTGCAGGACCATGTGTAAGTATGGCGACTTTTTCCTATATCTCGACCTAGACGAGACCATTGGGGTCAAGAGTGTCATAGGCCTACCAACACAAGAGTTAGAGAGATTGGAGGGCGAGGACAAGACAAACCCTGATTACGTACAATATCAGTGGAATTCTGCCGGTATGACATTCGAGAATTGGCAAATAGCACACTTTAGAATACTAGGAAATGATAAGTACGCCCCGTATGGTACGTCAGCCCTAGAACCAGCGAGAAGAATCTGGAGACAGTTGGTGCTCCTCGAAGACGCCATGATGGCATATAGAATTGTAAGGTCCCCTGAACGTAGAGTTTTCTACATTGATGTCGGGGCGATACCTCCACAAGATGTGGAGCAATATATGCAGAAGGTCATGACTCAAATGAAGAGGAACCAGGTTGTGGATCCCTCCACCGGCCGAGTGGACCTTAGATACAACCCAATGTCAATCGATGAAGACTACTTCATACCAGTTAGAGGAGATGTTTCTTCTAGGGTTGAAAACTTGCCTGGGGGCACTTATACTGGCGACATCGATGACGTAAAGTATCTTAGAGATAAGTTGTTTTCGGCCCTAAAGGTCCCGCCATCTTACCTTTCGCAAGTTGAAGGCGCACAAGAAGACAAAACAACACTGGCTCAAAAAGATATAAGATTCGCAAGAACGATACAAAGGCTTCAAAGATCAGTAGTTACAGAGTTGGAGAAAATAGGACTTGTTCACTTGTATGTGCTTGGCTTTAGGGGCCAAGACCTAACATCTTTTAAGCTTAAGTTATCAAATCCTTCGAAGATTGCGGAATTACAAGAACTAGAGCACTGGAAGACAAAGTTTGACACTGCTTCTGCGGCTACAGAAGGGTTCTTTAGCAAGAGATGGATAGCAACTAGGTTGTTCAACATGTCTGAAGATGAATTTTTGCAAAATCAAAGAGAGATGTTTTATGATCGTAAGCTGGAAGCAGCACTGGAGACCGCAGGTGAGCTAGAACAGGCTGAGATACTGCCTGCAAGCGCAGAAGGCGCAGCAGAAGAGATGGAAGATCTTGGTGAACCCGGCGGCGAAGGCGCTGCAGGAATGGAAGGTGAGTTGGGTGCTGACACTGGTGGCGAAGAGGGAGAGGATGATGTACTCCTAGCTGCCCCAGGAAAGAGGGACGACAGTCCATCAGTCGGTACAAGAGGTCGAACCTCGGCAGATAGAAGAAAAGAGTATACCCCTGTTAAGAGAGATAAGAGGCAAAGCGGCGCAAGAAAGCGTTCATACAATTCTAAGTATTCTCGCGAAACGGGCTCTTCTACTAAGCGTAACGTGTTCAAGGGCGCAAGTTTTGATGATTTGGCCGGCTTAAACTCGATATCAAAGGGCATTTATGAAGATAAGGATTCTAATTATGATAGGGAAGAGGAACTAATCTTGGAAATTAATTCTGATATGTTAAAGTTAATTGAAAATCTTGAAAAGAGGAGAAATAATGAGACTAAGACACAATAAAAAGAGGAACACCGCGTTTGTCTATGAAGCTCTTGTTCGCGAGCTAACCAGAAGCGCCGTCAAGAATGATAAAAACAAAATGAAAAAGATTAAAAACATAATCAAGGAGCATTTTTCTAAGGATTCTCTCTTAAAGGAAGAACTAAAGATATATAAGTCTCTTTACGAGACATCTGGCTTAGAACCTCAACTCGCTGAGAAAATAGTGATAGAAGCAAAGGTTGAATACTCCAAGCTTAACAAGGGAAAGATATTTAAGGAACAGAGTAACCTAATAAAGATCATAAATAAGTCGCTAGGTACATCTGTGTATTCGAATTTCGTTCCAAATTATAAAAATCTAGCAAGCATTTACTCCATTTTCAATGACAGCAGCAACATCACACAAAAAGTGCTTTTAGAAGAAAAGGTTGTTGAATCCATGACCAAGAATAAGAAGGTCAAAGAAGAAAAGGATCCGATAGACAACCTTATCTACAAGTCTTTTGTTAAAAGATTCAACGAGAAATATCAGAATAAGCTTAACGAGAATCAAAAAACGTTGTTAACAAAATATGTAACTTCTTTCGTTGATGGTGGTCTTGAATTGAAGGTTATGCTGAACGATGAAATAGGAACATTGAAGGAAAAAGTGGCAAGAGCCAATGAAAGCTCCTTTATTTCTGAAGACTCCGAAATGATTAGAAAGGCAAAGAAGGTTCTAAACATCCTAGAAGGATACAGGAACAGAGAGATAGACCTTGAGATGATTGAAGAGGTTTTAAAAATACAAAGCTTAGTGGAAGAGTTGGAAAATGGCAATTAAAATAAAAATCACCCCCTCAGAGGGAGTATCAGAGACGGCACCTTCTGGTAATATAAAGATAAAAATAATATCAGAGGATCCAAAACCTGTTGAGGTCGAACTAGTCGCCCGACGGGCTCTCAACGGAGATATAATGATATTAGATCATGATCTGGTGGACATTGTCATCTCCCCTGCAAAAAACAAAATCACAACATTTCCCAAAAAAATAACAGAACGAGAAGTATATCCCGTTCAAGATAGGTTTTATAAATTTTTAAGGAACAAGGGAATAATAGACCCTGCATCAATACAAGCGGGAAATGTGTTCTCTTCTATGCAGGCGAAAATCTATGAATCTGCACTGGAGGGTATCGACTCAATTCAGAGTACCATTTTTGCAGCCAGTCTTTTTATCGAAGAAGAGAGGCCGGATATGATGGCCAGGAAGCACTTAAACCATGATATGATGACACACCATCTTGATCCAGATGAGGAGCACAGCACAGAGTTG